AATCTGGACAAGAGATGCCCTCTGATCTTTTTAACCTGTTCACGGGCAACAGAACAAAAATAACAAGGAACAAATAAACATGAACCAAGTAGCAGAAAAAAAGACTGCAGGTCTTCCAACAAATATGTTTGAAGATGATGCAGCAAAAGGACTGGGCAAAATAGGTCAAGAAGATCTAGCTCTTCCTTTTCTAAAAATCCTTGGACAACTTTCACCAGAAGTTAATAAACGTGATGGTAAGTATGTCGAAGGTGCAGAGCCAGGAATGATTTTCAATTCTGTCTCTGGAGAGTTATATGATGGAGTAAAAGGCATAAACGTCGTTCCTGCATTTTATAAACTTGAATACATCGAATGGAAAGATAGAGGAGATGGACCAGGTGCACCAGTTGCAATTTATGATTCTTCTTCTGATATCATGTCCAAAACAAAACCGGATGCAAACTACAAAGATAGACTACCTAGCGGTAATTATATTGAGAAGACTGCGTCTCATTTTGTAATCATCACAGGTGACAGTCCATCGACTGCATTGATATCTATGAAATCTACTCAATTAAAAATTAGTAGAAAATGGAATTCAATGATGTCGGGAATCAAACTAAAAGGTCAAAACGGTTTATTTACACCGGCATCTTTTAGCCATATTTACAGACTAAAAACAACCCAAATGTCAAACGATAAAGGCACTTGGTTTGGTTGGGAAGTAAGTAAGGTTGGACCCATAACTGATCAATCACTTTATCAACAAGCGAAAACGTTTTCTGAAAGTATCTCTAAAGGTTCTGTCAGAGCGAAACACGGTGAAGATAAACCAAAGGATCAAAGCATTATCTAATTCTCTAAGAGAATGAGTGCACAATATGGGCCTGGAGGGAGACTGAAAGGCCCATACAGAATAAAGTTATGGATAAAAGATATATAAAATATTTTGATGGTTATAGGGCGGCTTACGGATTAGCTGATTTTGATGATCCTAAAGCCTTTGTAGAACCAGAAAGCGGAAAGAAGAAGCCAGTATACAGGTGGAATTACAAACCTCTAACTGAAAAAGTTTATGAGGCCCATATAAAGGGTGATCTATCAATTGGTATTCAACCCTGTAATGAAAATAAAGAAGTAAGATTTGGTGTTATTGATGTTGATCCTAAAGATTACGATGACTTTAATAAAAAAATTTTTATAGATGTTATACAAAATTATCAATTACCTTTAATACCTATTGAATCTAAAAGTGGTGGCTTACATTTATGTTTATTTATGGACCATTTTACTGATGCAAAAGCAGTTAAATCTTTTTTAAGTAATCTATTACCACTATTTAAATTAAAACCAGACTGTGAAGTCTTTCCAAAGCAAACCGAACTAACAACGGACGAGGAAACAGGGAACTTAAAACCAGGACAATTTATTAATCTTCCCTATTATGGTGGTAAAAGAAGAGCATTAAATGTAGATGGAACACCATTTGATTTGGAAAAATTTTTAACAGTAGTAGAAGCTAATCTAGTTTCTAAAGAAGGCCTAACAAAAATTACAGAAAATATAGATCAAAAAATATATCAAGGAGTTGATGGAGATCTAATGGATGGCCCTCCTTGTCTGGCTGACATATCTAAAATATCTAACAAAGAAGGTTTTGATGGCAAAGATAGGTTTATGTACAATTATCACGTCTTTGCTAAAATGAAATATTCTGATGGCTGGGAACAAAAAGTTAAGAATGCCCCAGTTAAATTTTTTGAAGAACGACATGCAAATGCATGGGATGATAAGATATTAAGTGCAAAATTAAAATCCTGGAAGAGGTCGGACAAAGGATATACCTGTACACAAAGTCCATTAGCTGATTTCTGTAAGAAAGGTATTTGTGTTAAGAAAAGATTTGGAGTGCTGGCAGGATCCAAAGGGTCTTATCCCATACTGAATAATTTAAGAAAGATAGAAATTTTTGAAGAACCTGAATATGAATTTGACGTCACTAAACCAGATGGCATCGCAACAGCAACAGTACATTGTAGATCAATTGAACATTTAAATGATCAACGTAAACGTAGAAATGCCATAGCAAAAGCTGCAGGATTTTTACCTCCTCTCATTAAAGGCGATGAAGAACAGACAGTAATGGATCAATTATATAAAACACAAAAACCAGTACAGCCACCTATTGGTACATCACCAAAAGAAAAACTACATGATGTATTACATGCAAAAATAAATGGACCAAAGGCAACAACGGATGCAGCATTTAAAAGTGGTTCAGTTCTTATTGAAGGCGAGTATGCTTTCTTTAAATTTGAAAAGTTTTATGACAGATTAAAAGCTAAAGATTGGAAATATAAAGAAGAAAAAACAGGACGTATTATGGAGACTACATATAGAGAATGTGAAATACAGTTTCTAGATCAAAAAAGATTTCCTGCTAAAGACAAAGGAAAATATAATTCTTCTACAAAAAATGTAATACAAATAAATATAAAATCTTTTGAAGAGGTACCTATTTATCATACACAAATAAAACATAAGACGGAGATAATGTGATTAGTAGAAAAATATATGGGCCTCCGGGAACAGGGAAAACAACTAAACTTATTAATTATGTTAAAACATTTTATAAACTGGGAACACCTTTGGATAAGATTGGGTACTTTGCATTTACTACTAAAGCAGCAACCGAAGCTACCAATAGAATGTTAGATGCATATAAACATTTACAAAAGAAAGACTTAAAAAATTTTAGAACCCTACATTCTCTTGCTTTTAATAGACTGGGTATGAAAAAAGCACAGGTTATGCAGGATGAACACTACGAAGACATAGGAAGAAAATTAGGTATTGAAGTAACTGTATATTCTAACGGTCAGGAAACTACAGGATTTGTGGATTCAAACAGTGAGTATTTTAATTTGATAAATGCAGCTAGGATTAAAGAGATATCTATTGAAGATGAATACAATACTGGAATGTATTCTTATGAACTAGAAAAAAATTTATTACATATTTTAGAAAAAGAATTAAATAATTATAAAGATTCTTTTAAGCTTTATGATTTCACAGACATGATTGAAAAATTTAATGTGGCCAAATTGTGTCCGAAATATGACGTAGTTTTTGTTGATGAAGCACAAGATTTATCTCCAATACAGTGGAAAATGGTAGATATTCTGCGGGAAAATTCCAAATATGTTATACTAGCTGGCGACGATGATCAAGCTATTTACGGCTGGGCCGGTGCGGATGTACTTAAATTCATAGCTACACAAGCTAAAAAAGACATTATTTTGCCACAATCTTACAGAGTTCCTAGGAGTGTACAAGCCATAGCTGATAAAATTTTAGACAGAATTCCAGAGGATAGAAGAGTTAAAAAGAATTGGAAAGCACGAGACGAAGAAGGCATGGCGGACCACATCACATCCATTGAAGATGCACCATTACATATAGGGGACTGGTTAGTACTTGCACGAACTAATGATAGATTAGAAAAACTTAAACCATTTTTAAAAGATATGGGAATTTATTTTCAATATAAGGGAAGAAAAAGTTTTACTACTTCCTTGTTTAGAAGCATTCTAAACTACACAAGATGGCAAAATAAAGGGGAAAAATTATCTTTAAGTGAATTAAAAGATATTTTTGAGTGCACTCAATCTCATCATATGGTAAAAGAAGAAAGACTCTATGATTTAAAAGAATTTGGATTTAGCAATACCGAAAGATGGTATGAAGTATTTAAAGCAAATCCAGATGAGTGTTTATATGTGAGAGAAATGTTAAGACAGGAAGAAGAATTACAGAAAGATGCAAGAGTACAGTTATCTACAATTCATTCTGCAAAGGGTGGACAGGCTACAAATGTTTTATTAATTTTAGATAACACAAAAACAATTAGGGAAGCAACAGAAAAAAGTCTAGTAAAAGAAGATGAAGAACATAGGGTATGGTATGTTGGGGTTACACGTACAAAACAAAATTTATATATAATGACAGCAAAAAAGGAGAACAGGGGATATGACTTATGATAAATTATAGGTTTTACTATTGGGGTCCATTACTTTTTGGGGCAAAAATGGAACAATTAGATTTGGATAAAATAAAAAATCTTTGTGCTAAAGATCCTACACAACATTTTAGTAAAGAATTAGCTGGAGATATTAAACATGAATATGCAATTGATAAAAAAATTATAAGTGAAATTTTAAAACCTTATATAGAGGCATTTAGAGAAGGTTTTAAACATTGGTATAATAGACCTATAGAGGAATTAAAAGTAAAGACAGCTTGGGTAAATTATATGCAACCGGGAGATTATAACCCACTGCATATTCACCCTGAGTGTGATTTTTCTAGTGTAATTTATTTAGATATTCCAAAAGAATTAAAAGAAGAATTAAATAATTATAAAGGGACAGCTGAAGGACCTGGATCAATTTCATTTACTTACGGAGAAAATAATCCATATTTTATAGATTGGCATACTTTTAAACCTAATGCTGGAGATATTTATATATTTCCATATTGTTTAAGACATATAGTAACTCCATATAAATCCAAATGTGAAAGAATATCTGTTTCAGTAAATTTTATACAAAAAGGAGGAAGCTATGACAAAAGTTTGGGATAAACAAATCGGTGGACAACACTATCAGAAATTTAAGATTCAGCCAAGTAAATTTGTAATTGAAAATGAGTTGCTCTACCCAGAGGGTTGTGCTATAAAATATATTATCCGTCACAGGATGAAAGGAAAAAGACAAGATTTGGAAAAAGCTATTCACTTTATCGAAATGATTATTGAAAGAGATTATGGAGATGAAGCAGAAAAAAGCCAGGTCTTCGAATCAAAAATAACATCAAATAAAAATTCATGGGGGATAATAGATGAAGATTCCTAAGTTTGAAGCACAAACCGAATGGGTTAAACCTACAGAGTTTCCAGACCTACGTCAAGTTGATGAAATTGCAATAGACTTAGAAACAAAAGACCCTGACCTTATTAAAAAAGGATCTGGTTCTATTATTGGTAACGGCGAAGTAATTGGTATCGCAGTTGCAACAAAATATTATAAAGGATATTTTCCAATTGCTCACGAAGGCGGTGGTAATATGGATAGATCAAGAGTTTTATCTTGGTTGAAAGATATATTAGAAGCACCTTCAACAAAAATTTTTCACAATGCTATTTACGATGTGTGTTGGTTAAGAGCTATGGGCTTTAAAATTAATGGCGATATAGCATGTACTATGATTGCCGCAGCCGTAACTGACGAGAACAGATTTCGTTATGATCTTAATAGTTTATCGTGGCATTACCTGGGTTATGGTAAGAATGAAGCAGCATTAGCAGAGGCTGCATCTGAATGGGGTATAGACCCTAAATCTGAAATGTATAAACTACCATCTATGCATGTCGGTGCCTATGCCGAACGAGATGCTGAAGTAACCCTTGGTCTTTGGCAAGAAATGAAAAAAGAAATTATTAGTCAGGACCTGGAAGATATATTTGATTTAGAATCTGATCTATTTCCTTGCCTGGTTGATATGAGATTTAAAGGTGTGCGTGTAGATATTGAAAGAGCCCACACAATGAAAACAGAATTTAAAAAAGCAGAAAAAGAATTACTACATAAAATAAAAGGAGAAACAAATATTGATACACAGATATGGGCAGCAAGAAGTATTGCTAATGTATTTGATATATTAAGATTAGAGTACCCACGTACAGAAAAAACAGAAGCACCATCATTTACTAAAAATTTTTTACAGGAACATAAACATCCTGTTGTAAATATGATTGCTAAAGCAAGAGAAATTAATAAAGCTCATACAACTTTTATCGATTCTATTTTAAGATACGAACATAAAGGAAGAATACATGCAGAGATAAACCAATTAAGAAATGCAGGAGGAGGTACAGTAACTGGAAGATTTTCTTATCAGAATCCTAACCTCCAGCAAATTCCTGCACGGAACAAGGATCTGGGACCTAAGATTAGATCATTATTTATTCCTGAAGAAGGTTGTAAGTGGGGAGTCTTTGATTACTCACAACAAGAACCAAGATTAGTAGTTCACTATGCATCATTATATAAACTACCATCAGTCTATGATGTTATCGATGCATACAATACAGACTCAAGCGCAGATTTCCACCAAACAGTAGCAGACATGGCTCAAATACCACGTTCACAAGCGAAGACAATTAACCTTGGACTATTCTACGGAATGGGTAAGGCTAAACTTCAAGCAGAATTAGGTGTTACTAAAGAAAAAGCTGCAGAATTATTTAACACCTATCACCAGAGAGTACCATTTGTTAAACAGTTGATGGAGAAAGCTTCTAACAGAGCACAGGACCGAGGACAAATCCGTACATTGCTAGGACGACTATGTAGGTTTCACCTATGGGAACCCAATAGTTTTGGTATGCATAAAGCCATGAGTCATGAAGATGCACTCAGGGAACATGGACCGGGGATCAGGAGAGCTTACACATACAAAGCATTAAACAAATTAATTCAAGGTAGCGCTGCTGACATGACAAAAAAATCTATGTTAGAGCTTTACAAAGAAGGAATAATACCGCATATACAAATTCACGATGAATTAGATTTGTCAATCGAGAACGATGAGCAAGCTAAAAAAGTCATCGAGATTATGGAAAACGCAGTTACCCTGGAAGTTCCTAATAAAGTTGATTATGAATCAGGTGATAACTGGGGGGAGATAAATGATTAATTATGTACTTAAATGCCAACACACCCATAATAGAATGCTACGTCCGTGGAAACTATCTCCGAGATCAAAAAGATTCACACGATAAATATTTTTCCTGCGTAATATTTGGTTTTACATCCATACCTGGACAGGTACCTTTATTTCATTATATGATGGAAGATGGTGGCCTTTGGTGGAGAGCACCAATATCAGCATTTTGTACTAAACCAGGTATAAAAGAACTACCATTAAATGAGCTGGTAATGTGGGATAGTTTCAGTTATAATGTCGGCGTTACAACTTTTTATCACTTAAAAGGTGCTAAGATGATTTATATATCTAGGCGCAAAGTGAAGAGAGAAGGAACATATTTGTTCACCATTGATTGGTGCCCGGGTGATTATAATGAATTAAACTTTGGTTATTCAGATAAGCCCGACCAACATAAGTGCGGTCATGTAATTGAATTAGATGATGGCAACTATGCAATACAGCCCAACAATAGGTTACGAGTATTTG